AGGCGAACTGCCAACCACATTTGCCGTGTGTGGCACCCAAGCATGTTGAGCATTGTTCTGACTGCGCGCATAACTGCTTGTGCTTAATTCTATTTTTCTAAAAGTCCAATCAATAACAATCCATTTGTTATTGTCAAAAAATTCTCGCGTCCTGATTGTAGGCGTAGTTCCTCCTACAGGCGTTTGAAAATACAGGCCATTGTCAGCGCTACCTGCTATCGCATGTGAAAACGCTCCATTCTTGCCAGGAGCAGATTTGTCGTCATCAGTGTCAAGGCTGCCGATATTCCGAATGCGTTGTATCGCCTCCACTTGCGTTCCAGATTCAGGGCCAGGAAGTTCCTGTCCTCTTTCAATAGAAGTTGGCTTGTTTATTGTGGTAGTCCCAAGAATTATTTGCTCACCCCTAAAAAACTCTTTATTGCTGGTTATTAATAATTTTGGCACTTTTTTGCCCTTGTATGCAACTTTCATTTCTCCAAGGCCAGGCAACCGTACATTCTCTGTTCTTAAAGAATCTTCGCCGTCGTACTCGTTGTTTAATTCACAGAATTCAAAATCCTCGGCAAAAAGCCTCAGCTCTGATCCCGGCACTGCTACAAACTTAAATTCAAGTTCTTTGGGCGTTTTGTCTGACGATTGTATGATTCGTATTGAGTTGTATTGAGCAACAGGCTTGCTTCCCCTGACGACAAAAAACTGAGGTAAAGGCGCAAATGTAAATCCTTTGCCTTCATCTTCTTGCCCAGCTTTTCTAACAAAGATCCTGAATACAGAAGACCTAGTAATTGAACCAGTATATGTTGCATTATTGATAGCGACATTGTCTTTGCCAAGCGCCTTAATTTCTTCTGGAGAAGGGACGCCACCAAAAGCGCAGAGACCCCTCAGGGTTTGGAATACGTTGCTTTTAATGCCAAGCTCTATAACTGCTGCAGGCCGATTATTTCTAAGCGTTGCAAAAGAAACTTTTGTAATCGGGAAAAAACTCTCGCCAACGTTTCCGCCTTTATCTGTACCTGGTTCAGGGTTGTCGTCAATGTAACCTTTTCTGTCTTCATTATTGGGCTCAATAACAAGTTCTTTATTTACAAGCCCGATTTGCGGAGTGCCAACGCAGGTGCTTGTGTCAATACATTCTAATGTAATGAATTGGCTTCTTTCATCTTTTTCTGTATTATCTTGATCAACTATTATGTCAGGCTCAAAGCGTGGTGATGATCTTTTTGTTACTTTCCAAACAGTACCGCCAATGGAAAATAATTCACCAAGTTGCATTGCTTCATCAGCGGCAAATTGCATAGATCGAACAGTGCTGTTAATGTCGTCCACACCAGGACCTCTGCCGCCACGTCTATACAAATTTTTATCAATAGATGATTCAGAGATTAAAAATACTACTTTATCTCCTTCTTCAACTGTTACAACTTTTCTCAGCTTGTCGCTATTCGTTTGGTCTTCGCTTCCATTTTTACGCTTCAACTTAAATAAACCCATTCTCGGGCTGTAGTTTCTGCCCTTCCCTTCTGCTGTTACTTTATCTTTTTCTACCCTTTTCTTCATGTTTTCTCCATTGTAATCAATGCCATTATCTCTGCCAAAATTTTGGTCGCCAATAATTTTGATCCGTTCAGCGATCTGTTGCTTTTGGCCTTCGTTTGTTGCACCCTTTAATATGGCAATGGCTTGATAATTTAAACGGTAAGCATTCCCGTTCGCAATCGCTCCATAAACACCAAACTCTGTATTATTTACGGGCGAAAACGCGTGGCAAAAGCCTGTATCTTTGACAACAGCTCTGGTTGGACACAAAAATACTTCTTCATTGCCCTTAGGTCCATCCGGATCACCGCTAGCAAACGAACCTTTTGTGCCGTACCTCTTGTCATCTCCGATAATACGTTTCACACCGTCTTCTGTGTCTTGCCTCCAATAAAAAGCGAACTGATCACTGAATACTTGGTCCAAAGCATTGTTGCCCAAGAAAATACCTTCCAGATCTGGCTTATCAATACCGCTATTGCCCGCATTGTTGACTAAGCCCTGCTCCGCAACCACAAATAACATCTTTGCCTGTTGATGCGCTCCATAGCTGAACATACGCGACCACACCATTTTTGGTGTAACAAGCATCCCGCCAACCTTGTCAGAACTATCGTATAGCCCAAATACAATCGGTATTGGTGAGGCATAATCAGCAATATCTGCCAGCGTTTCAAAGCCTCTTGATGGCGTAAACCGTGATGGCCCAGTAAAGCCTTCAAGATCAATAGAGCCGCCTTTTCGTGCCGCGCTAGGCATCTTAGGCTTTGGTGTCAGCAGGTAAGAAACACCCGTCAGCACAAAGCCAATCGCTAAATTTGTGAGGATTACTGTTGTTGCGCTTTTGGCTGCTGCTGCTCCGACAACAACTGTCGCCGCAACAGGAGCTACTGCATTTACTACGTCAGGAATATGGTCATATTCCGCTGGCCTTACGGCACCTCGTCTTCTCGCCTCAGCAGCAAATCTCTTATATTCTTCCTCTGTAATCCCAATCGTCTGTATTAACTGTTTCTCGTACGGAAGCAGTGGTACGTCGTAAACAGTTGGGCCGAAGACCACTGCACCTTTTGCGCATGCGGCTGGACGTACATAATTCCCATTTGCCACATGACTGCGAATGTCCAAGACCGCTCTGGCAACAACAAGATATCCCCATCATACTCTGGCTTTTTTACGCGGTCACCCCAACGCATCAAGTCACGGCAGATTGCCCACTTACTCGCCTCATACCAGGATTGCTTAAACGGTGGGGCGTCGATGTTCAGCCGCTCCAGTACCTCGTAGCACAGGTGGATGCAGTCGATATAGCCATCACTGCCATCGGCACCAAACCGATACGGCATCCCAATTAGATCACTGCAATCTGACATTGTTGCTGATTGGTAGATTCCCCACAATCTTGCGTGTCAGTGCTCTTCTTGGAATATCCGTTCCAACAGCGTCTAGCACTGAACTGAGTTCTAAATTCAAGGATACGTTATCCCACTGGCCGCCTGTAACCTGTCCAATGTAAGTATGCACGATATTGTGTGCTGCACTTGGCCCAGTCTCAGGGTCTGAATCTTCAATGATGAGCACGTCCACTTCAATCAGATGACGCGTTTCAATCGCTGTTACTGCCCAGCTACGCGTCAAGTCATTATTGGGAAAAACCAAAGTGGCTTCTAGGCCATCACCAGTGCGATTGACAGTGACACCTGAAAAGCCAAAAGGCACAAAGTTATATTTGCTTCCGCTATGCGTAATCTGTTTGCCGATAAAGAAATTTTGAAAGCGAAAGTTTGCTTGACCCCTTCGCTTAATTCTGATCGCATGACCGAAAGCGTACTGGCTCACATCCCGATCCTCTTACGAGTGCTGCTGCTCATCTGCAACCGCTTCAGTGTTTGCTGTTCACCTTGTTTAGCACCTTGATTGGCAGCTTGCTGCAAACCTTGCTGGAATTGATCAGCGGTCACATAGTCAACGCTATTGATCCGTTCCACTGTATAGCGGACGTCGATTGGTGCGGCAACAGCAGTGCCACCACCACCATCTATGACATTACCGCCACCACCATTCTCAGAAATAACTGATCCACCTCTTGCACCGCGTGAGTAACGCGACATGCTTTCACGCATTCGTGACTCATTCGACTTAACACCAAGCTTTCCGTCGCTACCGCGCTGCAGGGGCAAAATCGCTTCAGGGCCAGCCTCACCTGCTAGGGGCAAAATGGTTGGCTTGTCAATGACCCCGCCGTTAGCGTATGGGATAATTTTGTTTTGCGCAAATACGTTGCCCTTTGCGTTTGGAACTAGAGGCACACCGCCAATGTTGATAGAGCTTAAAGCTTGTCTTATGGCAAATTGAAGAAATAGTTGCCCGATTTGACGCAACACATCAGCTAAAATCTCTTTCAATGATTTCGCCCCAGTAATCAATGACTGGAAGGCATTAGTCAGGCCGCCTGAAATAACACCGCCAATAGATTGTATTAGTTCCTGAGTGTCGGTCAGCGCTTCTTTTGTCTTTTTCTGCAACTTATCTTGTTGATTTAGTTGTTTTGCAATTTCTTGGCCAGCCCTAAATTCAGCTTTTTCTCTATCCTCGATAAGTTTAATCTGCTCTTCAATG